AAGCTGTGGGCCGATGGTGATAAGCTGTGGGCCGAGGGTGATAAGCTGCGGGCCGATGGTGATAAGCTGTGGGCCGAGGGTGATAAGCTGTGGGCCGAGGGTGATAAGCTGCGGGCCGATGGTGATAAGCTGTGGGCCAAGGGCAACAAGCTGCGGGCCGATGGTGATAAGCTGTGGGCCGAAGCCATCATAGCGGTACACGGCAACATCACGCTGGAATGGAAATCATGGAACCACTGCGTGCTGGGCAACGGGGAGGAATACGGGAATGAAAAAGCATGGGGGCATGTGATATGACCAGCGAACAATGGGCAAAGATGTCAGACGACGAAAAACGTGTTACAGTTCATAAACTTGCCCACCCCGGTAACTGGAGATACCGGTGTGATTTCGGGTGGGACAGCGGGTACTGGCATCATGAATCTGACCCCGAAGGCAAGAGCTGTGATACTTCGGTTGAGTTCGGCCCGGAGGCTCGTGTCTGGCCGGGGTACGACTACCTCCACGACCTCAACGCCTGTCACGAGATGGAGCAAGCCAGTACGATATTCCGGTCATGGCGAGACACTGAGATATGGCTGAATAACCTGTGGGTATGCACCATAGGGCGACCTTCGGGGTCGTTGCCGGATTGGTCGTTTGTATTACGAGCCACCGCGGCTCAACGCTGCGAAGCGTTTGTGCTCACCATGGAACCGGAGGCCCAATGACCTGTTCCACTTGCCAAGGACTAGGCTGCATAGAACACAAGTCGGTTGTTGGCAACATACCCCGCTCATGCGCTTCGTGTTTTGGCACAGGGGACCTGCCTCCTCCCATTGGTATTCCTCCTCAACTGCTGCGCTTTCTGGATACAGTGAACTACTCTTTTGTAAAGGGAGTTATACTCAAGGAAGAATGGCAGGCAGCAAGGGCTGAGATCATGGACCTGATCAAGAAAGCGAGACCCAGCTACTATGAAGATCGCCAGCAAGACACATCCAGGATTGTTCTATGATGTCAAAATGACAACGGCTGGCTGGGCGTGTACGTGCCCGCATCATCGCTACCGTGGAGCCAAGTGCAAGCACATACAGGAGGCATTACGCAACACTGTTGCTAAAGACACTTCCTTCGACCGAGCAGTTGCGGTACTGTTCGCCACTCCTGTCTTGGAGATAACGGGAGGCATACTGTGCGGGTCTTATCGCAGGGGCAAGGATAGAGTAGGGGACCTGGATGTTCTGGTCAGTTGTACCGACAGATCGTTCCGATGTATCAGGCGCATGGTACAGGCACGATTCCATCCCATATACTGGGGGGAGCAGAAGTGCAGCTTCATCATTCCCTTAAGCACCAGAGAGTTGCAGGTTGATATCAACAGAACAGAGCAGAGGTGCTTGGGCAATGCGTTGCAACACTTCACCGGCAGCAAAGAGGAGAACATCCGGATACGCAAGATAGCCCTTCGCAAAGGATGGAGCATGTCACAGCATGGATTCGTCAACTTGACAACCAACAAGCTGGTGTGTCATGAGCACGAAACAGAAGTCTATGACTTTTTAGGAGAAGCGTTCAAGCAACCGTCCGAAAGATAAGGAGAAGACATGACAATAGCCAGAAGGTGCGAATCATGCGGAGCATGCGACACGCTCGGCAATCCAATAGAGAGTGCGTTGTTCTTCCCCGACAAAGTTCGAAAGATGTTTTGCCATGAATGCATTGCTTCGTTTGGGGTTGTGTGCCTTGGCTGCGGACTTACATGGCTTGAGAAGGGGGCAAGATCGGCCTTGTTGAAATGTCCATTGTGCTCGGAAGAAGGTTATTGCTCCATCAATCCATACGTAGATACGTTTGGCATTGAGATAGAGACAGAAAGCAGAACCGCGTCTCAGTTGGAAGAAGATGAACTAGACCCAGACGTAGACTACGACGAAGACGCAGACCAGGACCATAACTATGACACGAGAAACCAATCATTAGAATCACTACTGAAAGATCACCCAGAACTAACGGGAATTATCATGGACTCACATCAAGACGGAAGCCTTATAGAAGGAATTGAGTTCTCTCTTAATCCGCTTACCATTCATGAACTGAAAAGCATGTTGCCCGTGATGCTGCGATTCCTAAAGGGGCACGGGCTATCGGCCAAAAGTCCAAGATGCGGAATGCACATACACTTCCCTTGCTATGCCAGCAACGGAATGTTGGTGGATTATGGAAGCATGATAGATGCATACCGAGTGTTCCCAAATCAGATTCATGCCATTTGCGAGAGGGGAATTGGTGAACAAGGGAGGAATTCTACATACTACAAGACCCCGTCGTTTTCGGGAAGCTCAATCTATTTCAATAGACAGGTCTATATGACAACAAAGCAAATCTCAGAAGAGAAACCTTCCCAGATACAGAAGTACCTGTGTTTGTCAAAGAGATGGATGTATAGAACTTATGAGTTCAGGCAGCCAGCGGGCACTATGTCATTCAAAGGAATCATGGCAAGGCTGCGCCTGGCAGCGTTCCTGAAGGCACTCGGGACGCCAAGCATCAAGACCGGACAAGCCTCGGACCTGAACGATCCAATGCAGCGCAGGATATGGACGCATAGGCTGTATAAAACCCCTTATATCGGCGACTTCATCAAGGGCATTCCGGCAGCAGTGTAACGTAAAGAAAGGCAGGTTAGAGCATGTGTGTTATCGCGTATAAACCGGCGGGAAAGAAGTGGTTCAACATGGAGGAGTTGCAGAACTGCTTCCTTAACAACGCCGATGGGGCGGGCCTGATGTACTACGCCAAAGACGGGCAGGTAATAATCAAGAAGGGATTCATGAGCAGCGCCTTCTCCAAGTTGGGAAAGGCAATGTCCGACATTCCAGACGAGAGCAAAGAGGGTCCGGTGGCGTGGCACTTCAGAATCAGGACTCATGGCAAAGTCAGCCCAGAGATATGCCATCCATATCCCATATGCGATGACTACAAAAACATGAAACTCGTGTCGTGCTCATGCAGATCAGCCCTAATGCACAACGGAATATTCCCTCTCATTCCAGAGAATGACAGCGTGTCCGATACCATGTGCTTCGTCAAGAACATACTTATACCACATCCCAACCTCCTGACTGACGACGGAGACCTGCTGCTTCATCTGGCAGTTGGATCGTCAAGGTTACTGGTGTTCGGGCCAAAGCGCAAAGTGCTGACTGTTGGCAAGTGGGAAACAGAGAGGGATATTATGTACTCCAACACTTCCTACAAATGGGTTCGCAGCCCATACTCCAATACGACAGGAGGCGCGACCACTGGATACTCCAGCTATGGATCATCCTACCCTTTTAAACATACCGCAGAATTTATCTCAATGGATTCGACAGCTTCATGTCAACAGTGCATCAACTTCCGCAAGAAGTATGATGACGAGCCATGTAGAAGTTGCGACAAGACAATACGCGATAACTTCACTCCAAACAAAAGCCTGCGAGACTGTAATACATGCATTCGCAACGATGCCCCGTCCACAGACGAAGTGTGCAATGCGTGCTTGGTGAGCGAGCGAAACGGAATGGATGTCTCGTTCAATAAGTGGGCAATGGACAGGAAGGAATGGATAAAGACTCGCAAAGCCATGGTAGAAAAAGCCAATGCCAACACAACCGCAACGCCTTCCGCCACAGTCACGAAACCAACGGAGACAACCGAAAAGCAATCCGAACTTCCAATGGTCATGCGACCAGCCACTACAAATACTCTCGGTGGCCGCAACAGCGTGTGCCCATGGTGCATTCACATGAACAAGACAACCGGGGAAGACCCGTGCGTAGAGTGCTATCACCTGCCTGCTAGTCCACGATTCGTAAGAAGGAGACAGCACGTGGAGGATGGGGCCGAGTTTCAGGAAGGATACGCTGGTTGATTGCGCAACACTGTTGCATAGGAGGGCACCATGCCAGATAGACAAGACACAACAGAAAGAGAAGAAGACAACAGGCTAGAGTGGGTTCTTAATGCATTAAACAATGGTAGTATATACTCCCATCCATTGGAGTACACTGAACAGGCAACGCGTAACCCAATAGAGCCACCGTCGATGGAACCACTTCAGACGAGCAGCTTAGTGAACAATGTGGCAGAAACATCAGACAAGGAGGACGAAATGGCAAAGACAACACCGGGAATAAAACAGAAAGAATACGCGCAGTGCCAGCAATGCGGAGCAAAGGTTGAGGCCTCGACGATGGTAAAAGCAATCTTCTCCAAGACCAGACACATGATGCTGTGTAGTGCCTGCAACTCTGCCCTTGGCAGGAACGGAAACGGAAAATGTGCATCGTGCGGAATCGAAGCATACACCACGCTTATGCACATCTTCCAAGTAAACCGGCAGCGCATCAAGAGGTTTGGCCCTGCGTCAGAGAAGTTCTTGTGCGATGATTGCAGGGCATCGCTTTCAATATGCAACATTTGCGGCAAGCTTATGCCAAACACAAGATCGGGAGGCAGGAGGTCGTGTGCTGACTGCACCCCCAGCGCCCAATGCAGAGAACATGACTGGAAAATCAAGCCGGTAATGCACGCACAGGCAGACGACGAAACGGACTGCTCTGACGTGTCCAATACCGACCCTGTGTACCTGACGACAAGAGGGGTGGAGCAACTCAAGAAGACGGTGATGATGGGTGTTGAAATAGAAACAGACGGAGGCAAGAAGTGCGAGGCCCTGATAGAAGAGATAGAAGAAGGAAACAGATTCCTGCGCACAAAGCACGATGGCTCCCTGTCTGTATTTGGGTTTGAGGTAGTGTCTCAGCCGGCAAACCTTAGATTTCATCACAAATCAGCAGAATGGAAGCAACTGTTCAGATTGCTGAAAGAGTACGAGTATGACAACTCGACAAGGCTGGCCGGAATGCATGTTCACATAGACCTCCACTCATTCATCGGAACTTCCGGAATGACGGTCTGGGAAGTTCTGGGAAGGTGGGTGTTTATGATGATTATGCACCGAAGCCTGTTTGAGTATGTGGGCGGAAGGTCTGGAAGCAACGAAACCGTGAGAAGGTACTCCTGCTATCCCAACGACAAGTACAGGATATCGCCCAAGTTACTGGCCGATAAGCTGGCCAAGATCAGTCAGTGGTATTACTGGACAGACCACGAGCACAGGTATCAGGCAATCAACATGCACGGACTTGCCATGAATCAAACTCCAACAGCAGAAATGCGGTTCATGCTTGCTCCGGTGGAATGGAGTTCCTTCTTTGTGCGACTTGAATTCATAGATGCAATGACAAGGTACTGCCGCAGATGTTCCTCCGGGCCTGAGACTATGACTGACTACGCAAAGAAGAATTCCACCCTTGCATGTTTCGTGGAGTACGCCAACGAACACAAGGCCAGGTACATCAACTTGACTCCGTTCTTGTCCAATATAGTGGCGTCTAATGATTTAGCAAAAGAGTATGTGCCTGCCACTGAAGAGCAGGAGGTTTCTGGAAGTGAGTGATACTAAAAGAGTTGCGCCGTCAGGCACACTGTAGTACACCTAACGGCGCGTCAAACAAGAAGGAGTAACGACACACATGTACAACAAAAGGAGAGGACATGTCAATCAAGATCAGTGAAGTGTCGATGGGTAAACACAGCGAAGAAGTTGCGCAGATGCTGATCGAAACAGCTCGCAGCATATGTGATCACATGGGATACGACCCAAAAGGGGCCGACTCTATCCTTGGAGTAATGGACTACATTCAGTCCTCCGTCAAGGAGAGGATCGCCTGCGAAATGCAGGAAGATCACAAGATGTTCAACACCGACGAGGACGAGGGAGACGTAGAAACGGAGGTCGTAATAGATGAACCAATTCCTGTACGTCTGCATGCGGGCAAGGTGCGGAAAGCCACATAATAGACACCGATCTCGCTACTGTAGCCACATGTGCCAAGTCCTCAACAAGAGGGAGAAGGGGTATGAAAGGAAGCGCCTTCGCAGGCAGGGCGCAGGATACGACGAGCCGTACACAATACACCTGCCAAAGTAACGATGTATGCAACAGTGTTGCATAAACAAGGAGGTAACATATGAACAAGTACATGATGCGGTTGAGGGTTGGCGTTCCTGGCCATGGGCGTAAGTGTGCTAGAATCTTGGGAATACCAACCGTTTCGCAGTCAGGAATGATACGGGACGCAGGACATGACAAGGATGGTGAAACGTATGGTCCTCTTGAAGACTTCTGTGACGAGGACGTGTTTATCAACTATGGAGTATGCCATGAAACACGGTACATCGAAGACCTGCGAAGGGACCACGTCAGAATCATCAACGACCCGGAGCACACTGCACTGTCCTCTGACAAGGTCAAGACCTTAGCCATCCTGAAGTCAGCAGGAGTTCCTGCACTGACGTTCATGACAAACAAGGAGCAGGCCAAGGAGTTCATGTCAACCTATGCAATGCATCCCAGCAGAATCTATTGCCGCACACTGACGCGCTCCAAGAAGGGCAAGGGTATCGTGATAGCGTCATGCCAGAACGAACTAGTAGACGCACCGCTGTATACCGTGGAGTTTCCCAAGACCCACGAGTACAGGGTGCACGTAGCCGGAGGCAACGTCATTGACTGGGTGCAGAAGAAGCGCTGCCCACGCCTAAGCGAGGACGGGGAAGTGAATGAGGACGTGCGCAACCGTGGTAGAGGCTGGTACTTCAGTCACAAGAATCGCAGGGGACACCAGAAGATACGCGACATTGCGGTACGGGCAGTGGAGGCTCTTGGCCTGGACTACGCCGCCGTAGATATGTTAGCCATTTGGAAGCCTAATGCACACGGAAAGATGCAACTGCAAGACTGCGTATGTTGCGAAATAAATTCAGCACCAGGCCTTACGAGCCGGATATCGCTGGAAGCATACATTAAGTACTTCAACGGCATCACAAGATAGGAGGACAACTGAATGCATGAGAGTATTTCAGACAAACAAGAAACTTGACATAAAGTGGGCAACGGCAGTGTCAATACGCAAATCAAAGGAGGGTGTGAGATGAACTGGTTATACGGAGCTGTGTTGGTCTTGGTCGGGCTGGCGGCGTTGAAGTGGCTGGTGGGTGAATGGTGTGTAAGGCACTGGAAGGACATTCGGGGCTCGGCGTTGGGGACCGTGGCACTGCTCATGTCCTGCGGGTTGCCCATAGGCGTGGCATATGTCTGCGGCAACCTCTACGCCGCCGTACTGGACTCACGGCAGGCCAAGCAGGACATTGCCACGCTGTGGGAAGACGTTACCCTGCTGGACGAGAATAACGCGATACGGCACAACAAGACGGAGGCACGCCTGTTGAAATTGGAGCAGGCAAGGGACACCATTGCCACGTCAAACACCCACGTCATCATCTCTACACGGAGCATAGTCACGAACGACGCGATCCTGTGGCGGCACGGCAAGTGACGGCAAGGCATGAGTGGGAGGCGATAACATGAGCAAGCTGCTGGACGTCAAGGCGGCGGCAAGGGAGGAAAGAAAATGGACACACTGAAAATCACAGCGGCGAACCGGGCGCAGTATGAGAACACAGCACTAGAATATGCGGGGCATGTTGAGATTGAGGCCGAGTTGGGATGGGTCACATTTGCATCCATCACAGCGACAGGATGGATACGTGCGTTCACTGGCACGGGCATCAAGGCTGGCACGGGCATCAAGGCTGGCGAGGACATCAAGGCTGGCACGGGCATCAAGGCTGGCACGGGCATCAAGGCTGGCGAGGGCATCAAGGCTGGCGAGGACATCAAGGCTGGCGAGGACATCGAGGCTGGCACGGGCATCAAGGCTGGCACGGGCATCAAGGCTGGCTGGGACATCGAGGCTGGCTGGGGCATCAAGGCTGGCGAGGACATCTCGGCGGGAGAAGACATCTCGGCGGGCTGTGGCATCTCGGCGGGCTGGGGCATCTCGGCGGGCTGGGGCATCTCGGCGGGAGAAGGCATCTCGGCGGGAGAAGGCATCTCGGCCAAGTTCCTGGAAGCGACGCTCCGCATATTCGCGGGGCTAATCAACAGGCGTCTACCGAAACCGGAAGAGACGGAGATCCGCGCAGAAATACGCAAGGGCATAGTGGCACTGGGGACGGTGATCGCGGCGGCAAGGGAGGAGGGGAGGCGTGGATGAAGCTGACACTAAAATGGGACGGGAAAACGGGAGACGGTAAGCGGGTGGAGGTGAACAAGGCAAAAAAAAGGGGGGGATGAAACCAGCCAGTTACCGTGTGGGGGTAGGTTTGTTCTGCGGGTTTTGCGCGAACGTGCAGCATATATGGGGCAAGTCATCGGCAACACGCCGCGCAAGTGGTTTGCTTAACTGTTCCAAACACGGTTGCCGCGTGGCGTGGAATGGGGGTTGTGTTGACTGGGGCAAAAAGGCCAAGGAGCCACGACGAAACGAAAAGCACTGTGCAGAACTGCTGATTATATGCATACCTGTGGACGCGCCAAGGGGCATACCGGATGGCATAGGTGTGCATTGTGCGGCTACAGGTGGCCGAAAAGGGGAGGCAAGAAGTGAAAGACAGCGTGCCGTGGATAATCATGCAACTGGTGTGCAGACATCGGGAATTGTTTTACGGTGTCCCTTTCCGTGCCACTAGGATATGCCGCTTCAGCAGCGTTCCCAAACGCTGCTACCTTGGCCGGTGTCCTGTCATGAAGTGCTTGAAGAAAAAAGGGAGGCAAGAGATGAAATATGTCCGCAGAATATCAGACGGCAAAGTATTGCCGGTAGTGACAGAGCAGTGCGATGAAATATGTGTCTCGGAGATGTTCGATTTTGCCGACGGAGGGCCATCACCAAGGCCGCTGAAGTTGTGGCATCCGAAAACTGACTACGAACCAGCACACGTCCCCGACTGCGCCGCGAATGGGGGCACGCCAAGCAAGGATGCAAAGAACTTGACGGGGAGGACTTGTCTCAAGTGCGGCAATGGTATTCGTAGGGTTGACAACAAGGCCACGACAGAATTGTGTGGGTTCTGTACGAACGCAGCGTTCACAGACAAGGAACTCGCGTCGTTGCGCCAGAATCAAGATACGCCGAGGACAAATCGACACCAGTACATCATCGATACCCACAACAAAGAGGAAGACTATTGTCGCCTCTGCACAGATGCCGACTTTGCACGCCAGCTGGAGCGCGACCTAGCCGCCGCGAATGCCGAGAACGACAAGCTGAGGGCGGAACTGGCAACGACACGACAGGAGGCGGATAACAACTCAGCGGCAATCATCATGCTACATGACCAGCTTGCCACGATGATGACCGAGCGGGACGCCGCGAACGCCGAGCTTGCCACGACAAAAGTAACATTGGGGGAAATCGCGGAACAGCGTAACATCGCACAGCACGACATCATTACCGCGAATGCCGAGCTGGAAAAGACGAGGGTAAGGCTGGAAACGCTTGAATCCGTCAATGCCCTAAACGGTACGTCTATTGAGCAGGGACGAAAAGCCAATCAGGAGCTACAGGACAAACTGGACAGGGCGGTGAGGTGCGTGAAGGCCCAAGTCAAGTGTTTGGACCAATATGACCTCTGTAACACAGAACACACGTGCGAAAATTGTACGTGGTGGGTGCCGGGAATCAACTGCAACTTGGCAGACGAGGCTCGCGCAATCGTGGAGGGGAAATGAATAAGAAGGGGTACGTACATGGCATATGTGTTCAATAGCGGAGCAGGAGGCGTCATTTGCGACCAGTGCCGCATCATGATTGACTCCGGCCTTTCATGGAAAGAGTACGAAGAGTCATGGAATAGAAATGGACAAGGCGATTACTGCATGCGGTGCATGATGCATCCAAGCAAAGCCAAGAAAAGGAGTGCTGGCAATGGCGACAACAATACAAGTCCTGAGTCACATTGACACAAAGGAAATCGACGACAAGATCAAGGCAATACTTGCACGCGGCAACACTGCCAGCTTCCTGAATACAACGAACGGAATCGTCAAGCATGTTACTGAGTGGTGCCAAGACCAACAGGGAGACCTGCTTGCGTCCTACTCCACGGGCACTGTGTTTTGGGTGTGTCCGTACGCTGTCGGTTATCAGATAACAGAAATAGAAGGGAAGACAAACGACAATGGGGAAGTGCCATGATAGAGATACTTGTAGGATTGGTTGCGGCATTGCTGGTATTCGTTACCGCCATACTGCTGCAAAGAATAGAAAGATTGGAGAGACAGGTTCGTTATCTTTCCAACAGAATTCCCTACTAGGAGACCGCATGAGATTCGCCACTGAAATGGAGTTGCTTCTGAATGATTCCATTGTAGAGCATACCATAGGAAGAAGGACAACGTACGTGGTAATGGCCTACGATAAACTCAGACAAGAAGTCCTGGCTATGGAGAAGGAAAACATAGAACTCAAATCAAAACTGGAGAAGGCCAATGAACCGAGTACACTTCAGCAGCCAGTCGGACGAGTGGGAGACGCCGGAGGAACTGTTCCTCCAGTTGTCGAAGCTGGAGGGTCCGTTCCAACTTGACGTTTGCGCAACCAGCTCCAATGCCAAGTGCCTTTGGTACTGGACCAAAGAACAGGACTCGTTATCTAGGTCTTGGAGCGACGCAGGGGACCAAATAATAGCATGGATGAACCCTCCGTACGGACGAGGCATCATCGACTGGATGCGTAAAGCGTACGAAGAAAGCCTAAAGGGGGTTAAGGTTGTGTGTCTCGTTCCTTCCAGAACAGACACGCGGTGGTGGCATGAGTATGCAATGAAGGGGCGAATAACGTTCCTCCGTGGCAGGCTTAAGTTCAGCGGACACCGCAACGCTGCGCCATTCCCGAGCGCAGTTGTTGTGTTCGACGCAAAAAGGAATACGCCATGATAGAATTCTGGACAGATAAAGACAGAAGAGAGATTGGCTACCTATGCTCTGAATGTGCACGCAAAATGAAATGGCGATGGCCCAAGGGGCACATGGCCACATGCCATTCAGGACTGTGTGATGTATGCGGCAAAGAGAAGCGGCTCTCGTGCGAAAACGACTGGCTGAGGCCAGGAGAGAAACATCTAAGAGAGTGGGATTAATATGAATCCAACTTGGTTTTATCTTGCAGGAAGCATTCTGTTTGTGATAGGCAGCGTGCTCGTTCTGATGAAAGGATGATATGATCTGGTTCACCGCAGATTCACACCTCGATCACGCGAACGTCATGCGCTACTGCAACAGGCCATTCGAGAATATTGAAGAGATGAACCGCATCCTTGTCTCCAACTGGAACATGAGGGTCGGCAAAAAAGACGAGGTGTATATCGTTGGAGACTTTGCATGGAAGCGCCACATGCACTTCCTTATGCAACTCAATGGCAAGAAACATCTTGTGATAGGCAATCATGACAAGATGTCACAAGATGAATACAAAAACTTCAGCTCTTGCGCAATCAGAATGCAGAAAGTGTTTGACAAACAGTTAGTGATCCTGGATCATTTCCCCATGCGCTCATGGAATGGACGTTGCCATAAGTCATGGCACCTGTTTGGTCATGTACACGGAAGGTTTGGAACCAATCTGATTCACAACACGATGGACGTTGGAGTTGATTGCAACGACTACTGCCCCGTGTCTTGGTATCAAGTTGTGGATTTCATGAAGAAACAGGTTCCATTCCCTGATGGTCAACTCGATGAACAGAAAGGAAACGAACATGGACGACGAAGCGAAAGGGACGAGGCTGTACAAGAGCACGTTGCTCTTGATGTTCCGCATGGTGGGGTTAAAGTACAACTGGGAACAGATACTGGCCTATGCCAAGAGGTACCCGCAGTGGTATCATAGGCACTCAATCACAAAGGAGGAGTGTGCAAAACTAGAAAAGTACTTCAAGAATGAGTGCAAGAGACTGTTTCGATACATGAGAAAGCGCCCATTAAACGAGGCCTGGGGATACTTCCATCTGATGTATGGTTGGAAAACAAAAGGAGGGTAACGTGAAGAGAATCGGAGTAGCATGGTTGCTGGTTTGTTTACTGTCTGGCGCGATGCTGTCTGGATGTGGGACCGTGACTGAGCCAATACAACCCAACTGGACAAGTCCTGGACTGGCGGTCCAGCCAGAAGCAAAGAACGTCAGGGTGCCTTTCCTTGTCGTAAGCAACCTGATGGTCGCCAAGGCTGGCAACGTTCTGATAGCCAACCTGAGACGAGCACAATGGGACCAGATCACGAACCATTACAAGTCCATGATCATCCCAAGGGCTGAGTTCAATGACTGATGGTGCTACGAGACACCCCTCTAGAGGGCCTGGGATGGCCCTAGAATCGACGACAAGCCATGGGTTGGTATCCTTTCATGGGTTACCGCCTCCGACGAATCGTAGGGCATCCTAGAGCGTTTTAGAGGGTAGGGAAAAGGGGGGAAGATGGTAAAGTTGTCACAAGTCTATGATGGACTGCCAATTACAGTTCCTATTGGCAGGTCCGTCAGTGTTGGGTGCTGCGATTGTGGCTTGGTTCATGAGGTTTCAGTGACAGGACCACGAAAGCGTAAGTACCTCGTAACATACGTTAGGAACAATAAAACCACTGGTGCAGTACGCCGAACCACTGGTCTTGCTCCCAAGAAGAAGTCTTCTAAGTAAGACCAAAGAGAAAGTAATAGGCTATGAGCATACCACTACCGCCAGTCCTGAGTAGTCATGTTCATAGCCTATTCAGCCTCTCGGCTGTCTTAGTATCTAACGATACTAAGAGATATTCCTTTGAGAAGGGGGACTATAGGGGGATAAGAGGGAGTATGAGGGAGAGAAGGGGGAAGAAGGGGGGAAACAAATGCCACAAACATGGCTGTCAGACTTCGGGTTCGTTTGGTCAAGGATATGCGGCGGAGGTATGCCGTTCCAGAGATATGCAGTAGCCCTTAAACAGGTCGAAGAAAGGCTTGGGCATGAACGTGCCGTAAAGGCCTGGGAACGATACCTCAGAAACACAGAGCCTATCTATGCTTCTGCTCAACGTTTCTCACAAACGATAAACCAGTGGGTGGTTTTGTCAGAAAAGAGAGAGTCTATTCCTGACGACAAGGAGTGGAAATGAGCGAACTCAATGCAGAGCAGGTGGTTATAGGTTCATGCCTGCTGGAACCTGCCGTTGCCGTAACCATCTGTTCGGAGTGCGGTGTGTCTACGGAGTCGTTTGCTGACCCCAAATGCAGGGCTGCATTCAAGGCTATTGAATTCATGGCCAAGAAGGGAATGATAGAAAAAATAGACTCTATAACCCTTGCCGATATCATCACAAAGAACAGCGACGCCACCGGATGGTCGGCGGAGAAGTTCCTGCGCGACTGCATTGACATGACTCCAACGGTGGAGCACTGCCAATACTACGTCGACTTGGTTCGAGAAGGAGAGGTTTCTGACAAGGCGCAGAAGTCTCTGGAAGTGGCGGCGAGACGCCTGTCTGATAGAACAGAACCAGCATCGGAGGTGATGTCAGATGTTATCAAAGATATCATTGGCCTTACTGCTACGCATTCCCGCAAGGAGACGACTCGGGATGTTCATGAGCGCATCAAGACAAAATTGCTCAACTCCCAAGCTTCAGGGTACTATGGTATTCCTTCCAGATGGATGTCGGTCAACCACATCCTTGGCTCGTACACAATTCCAGAGAACGTCATTGTTGCTGGCCGCCCATCCTGCGGCAAGACTACTTTCGCCCTGAACGAAGCATTGCACTTTGGCATGACCGGAGTCCCTGTCAGTATGGCTTCATTTGAAATGACCACCGATTCGGTGTGGTCCATCCTTGCCGGAGACTTGGCCCATATCAACATGTTCAAGATGCGAGGAGGAAGATTTACCACTGAAGACATGCAGAAGCTGGATATGGCCTTTGCGGAATTGCAGAGCATGCCCATCTACATTGATGATCAGCGCATGTCCATAGGAAGGTTGTGTTCTTGGATGACCCACGAATCAGCCGCGCATGGTTCCAAGGTGTTTATTGTGGACTACTTACAATTGATGATGAAGTCAAGAGATGAACGAAGGGCAAGTTTAGTTGACGTTATTGGGGAGTGGGAGTCGACCATCAAGAGTATGGGGAAGAAACTTGGAGCCATGACCATGGTTCTTTCCCAGTTGAACAGAGGCGACCAGCGCTACAAGGATGAGACTCCCCCTCCCCCTACTCTCGAAGCACTCAGGAGTTCGGGGGAAATAGAGCAGACGGCAGATGCGGTTCTGATGCTGTACAAGAAGCCAAACATGCCAGAGTCCATATTTACGGTAGATGCAGACTGGCCCATGGAGATGGACGTGGCCAAGCACAGGGAAGGCCCAACCGGCATGAAGCCAATGTGGTTTGTTAGGCGAAGGCAGAAGTACATGTCAGAGCACGAGTATGATTCTTTCAAGGCTGAAGAGTTGGCTGCAAACGAAAAGGAGGCTACATGTTCAGAATCGAAAACAGAGAAGGCGTCGTAGTCTGCGACCGATGTTTGAGGGTCATGGAAGAGGGCCTGAGCGCCAGGGAATACGAAGCCATGCACCGACTATCAGAAGACGATGGCGATATGTGCAACGCTTGTCTGTACAGGTGCAGCGCAGAACTTGACCTAGACATGTTGGATGTGATAGGTACGAACAGTCAAACAGTAAAGGAGGACTAGGATGAAGATGGTTATTAGTACGGTTGAGGCGACGAATCCGGTGGTTGAGGGAGTCAACAAGACGACGGGCAAACCCTACGTCGTGAATTCGTTCAGGGTGCACGGAACGGTCGACGGAGCGGAGGGTACGTTTACCCTGAAGTCGTTTGGTAACAATACTGTTCCATGTCTGGATATTCCAGTAGAGGTAGAGTCGGAGAATTACAAGGGCAAGACAACGTACATTGCCCGACATGGGTTCGGAGGAAACGCTGATACCGCGCATTCCAGGCCGGTTGCGGTTGTGTCAAATGCTGACCTAAAGTTCGACAAGGACGACATCATTAAGGAGGTTCTCAAAGACGCCTTGGAGTACATTGAATCCATGGTGGACATTGACCTTCCTGGTCATGACTTCCAGACAATGATCCCGCTTGTGTCTACGTACGTCATTGCTGCCCTTCGAAGCAGGGGGATGTAAATGTCGTCTGAGAAGAGCAGGTTCTATGACATAGCCACCATGAAAGCGGTGGATGAAATACCAAGCGCGGACGGAAGGAAGATGATCCGTCCAAACATACGGCACGCCCGAAAGTTCGGGTGGCTTCCGAGCGTAACTTCAATCAACAAGCTACTCAAGTCGCACAGTCTTGAGGAATGGAAGCAGAACAGCGTTGTGAAACTGTGCGCCAAGCACCCGTTCGACACGTTCATACCGTCCTCGGCAACTGCGTCAGAGGACGAACACTTGGACGAGTACGCAACGTACATCACTGACATGCTGGACAATGAGGTTGGTGGGTATGCGGATCAAGGCATAGCCATCCATGCTGCACTTGCTCAGTGGATAAGCCACAAGACAGAATCACAGAACCCCGAACTGGCCGAGATGTGCCACCAGTTTGACGAGCACATGTTGGAACGAAAGATCAAGCACTGGGAGTCTGAGCACACGTTGGCCAACAGGGACTTGGGCTGGGCCGGAACTCCTGATGCATGGGGTATTGGTGACGGTGTGTCTATCCTGATAGACATGAAGTCTATGGACATAGACAAGTTCGAGAAACCGTACGAGTCTTGGCTGTTACAGCAGGGTGCGTACTACTCCCTGATCATGCGGGAGACAAGCATGCCGAACGTGCTCTTTGAACAGATGCTGGTACACCGAGACAAGCCGTCTCGCGTCAGGTTTGTTCCAATGGAAAACGTTCCGGAGTGGAGCGTTGCGTTCGAGCATCTGTTTGCGGTTTGGTGCAGGACTAATAACTACGACCCAAGAGCGGTCAAGCAAGAAGGAGAAGCGTAGGATGAAGGTGTATATAGCTGGGCCAATGAGGGGTATTCAGTACTACAACTTCCCGGCCTTTGACAAGGCAGCGTCGTTGCTGGAGGCTCAGGGTCACGAGGTAATGAACCCAGCCGCAATGGATAGGAAGGCTGGCTTTGACGCCATGGTCTTGGCCGATGATTACCACTGGGACTCGGTACCTTCTGGTTTCAGTCTTCAGAATTGTATCTCAAGAGACATAGAGGCGGTGATGTGGTGCGATGCTGTATGCATGCTACCTGGTTGGGAGAAGTCAACCGGAGCACTGGCTGAGTATCATCTAGCGAAGTGGTATGGCAAGCAGATATGGTATGGCGCAGGGGCTGCGGAGGAGTATGTTCCACTGACAATTGTAGACATGGGATCGGCTATTCCGATTACTACCACTGCTTCGTCGGAGATGGTTATTGGAACTTCTACTACTGGAGGGAAGAAAGAGGTCAAGCTTGAGGCGTTCAACCTGATACCACCAGAAGCGCTGGAAGCATTGTCAAGAGTCTTTGGCGTTGGATCGGTCAAATACCGGGAAAGGAATTGGGAGCAAGGATACAGTTGGGGATGGTCTTTTGCCTCTCTCATGCGACACGCTTGGAAGTTCTGGAAGGGCGAAGAAGTTGACGAAGAGACCGGCCTTCCTCACATCATGCAGGCCGCTTGGCACTGTATAGTGCTGTACACGTTCTCAATTCATCACAGAAACTTCGACGACAGGAGTCGTCTAGGTTGGCCGAAGGAGGGTTGACGTGTACGAATGTTGCAAGAATTGCAAAATGTGGGCAGATAGACCGTACAGGAACGAGTTGTATGGCGATGGATACCACGAGTGCTTATCTATACCTCAGAACGGCATAAGCAGAGAGCAAGAACCTATTGTACAGACCGAATGGTATGAAGGTCCGGTGATTACTGACGCCAACTTCCATTGCTTGTCGTTTGCGGCCAAGGAGAATTGACGTGGCATACATAGCAAACACAGGGTTCACTGTCAAGGGTGGAAAGTTCAAACAGACCGGCAAGGTGTTCTGGGACGAGGTAAAGAAGAGGGCGTGCCTGTACGTGACTGGCGTTCGACTTGGCGAGACTGTGATAGCAAGGCCCTACGCAGAGGACGCTCCGTTCCTTCAAGGAGACTTGGTTGCGTTCGCAGGCAAGGCAGGAGGAAAGACGCGTTACCAGTGGTGTGGACGGATACTGTCGGACGTAGACGGGAAGGGTAAAGAGATATACAAGATCACCATAGAGGTGATGCCCACAATGCTTATGACAAACTACAACCTAATGCCAAAGTTGTACATCTTCAACGACGATCAGGACAAAGAACATGATCCATTCAGTGACGATACTACCGAACGGACAGAGGAAGCTGGGGATAGAGAAGTTGTCGGTGGGTGATGGCCTGTTTGTTGCTGGAATCAAGAATAACACCAGCATTCACGGAACCATACAGTCAGCAGAGAAGAGGCACGGATTCGAGTTGTCTTGCAGACAGGAAGAACATGAAGGCCAGAAAGGGGTAATGGTATGGCGACTATCGTAAGCAAGAAAAGCATGATGAAGGAATTCTTTGTAAGGGGAAGGAAGGTAAATCTTCCAATGGGTCAGGCAGGTGTGTTTCTTGAGTGGTCAAAGCCAGCGGCAAGGGCCGCAATTGTCCTTAACGAAAACGACAAGATAGCAGCCGTTGACATGACCGGCCTTATGGATGCTAACGGGTTCGGGAATGAAAAGATTCATAGCGCCACTCCATTTCCTGACGAGGCAGGGAAATGAGCAACACTCCAAGATACGACGCTTTAGTCGATAAGTATACGCTTATCGGCGTCACTGGCAGCGAGGCAGCTGCTCTGAGTGCACTACAAGAAGTAGAATCTGAATTGAATCTTACGAAGCTTATGCTTCAAAGCACTCAAGCGGTTCTGGATGTCTACAGAAAAGAGGACGAATATGAACAGCAGAGCAAAGGGAAAACGGGGTGAGTTGGAGGCAAAGGACCTGCTGTCTAAGATATTCGCAATCCCTCATAGGCGCGGCGTACAGTACGAGGGCAGCAGCAAGTCTGCCGATGTTGTGTGTTGTGACGCGAAACACCCGCTTGCCCACCTGCACTGGGAATGCAAATGGGTTGAGCGCGGGGTAAACTTGGATACGTTCATGGAGCAGGCCGTCCATGATTCGGGGGAAGGAGATGTTCCGTGTGTGCTGCACAAGCGTTCAAGAAAAGAGCCTTTGGTCACTATAAGGGCGTCGGACATGCTGAGGTTCGCTCACTTCGTATTGGCGGAAGGGAGTTCCTGTTAGTGTCTTCGACATCTATAGACGATGATAAGTGGGTTCCAACCACAAGGAAGATAGCAACCGTGCTTAATGGTCTTGCCAACGGGCAACTGCTGTCTACTCCGGTCATGAAGACCACTGTAGGCATATCCACGAAGTCTCTGGAGAGGTGGGGCAACCATCCTTCCATAGCTGGTTACAGGGCCAAGCTGATGCGAAAGAACGCGTTGCTCTGGGGGAACCTTGAGACCATAACAAGATTCAGGCAGGTATCAAAGGAGGTCTTAGGATGAAGGATGAATTCAAGATTGACGGCAAGAGCATAGAGCCGCATGAGCCACGCATACTTGTCTATGACATAGAGACGAGCCCCAGTATGGCTTACGTGTGGCGCTTCTATGACGAGTGCATATCGCCAGACCAGGTAATTGACGACGGACAGATGCTGTGCTTCGCCGCCAAGTGGCTTGGGCATAGTGCCATCTACTCCGATTCCAAGGAGAAGGACAAGAGCGACAGGAGGATATGCCGAGAACTGTGGAAGCTGTTTGACGAGGCCGATGTTGTGGTTGCGCATAACGGTCAGGCTTTCGATCAGAAGACAATGAACTCAAGGTGGGTACATTACGGTATGCCTCCACCAAGCGCATACAAGGTTGTTGACACTCTCAAGATGGCTCGTTCCATGTTCCGGTTTGGCATCAACAAGCTGGACTACATTGCCCGCTACCTGAATCAGGGCCGCAAGATGAAGCATCACGGCTTCAAGATGTGGGTAGAGTGCATGAACGGAGACCCTGATGCATGGGAAACCATGCGCAAGTACAACATACAGGACGTGCGCCTGCTTGAGGGTGTGTACTTGACAATGAGGTCATGGGACCCGAGGCATCCTAACGTTGGGCTGATGTACAAGGATAACGAACTCAGATGCGTGTGCTGCGGCTCTGACAAAGTGATCCACGTCAGCAAGCATAGCTTCACAAACAAGTCCATCTGGGGCGTGTACAGGTGCAGGAAGTGCGGTAAGGTAATGCGCAGCGGGAAAGCCATCAAGATGCCCAACGCTGTACTCTCCAACTGACATGACTACAGAAGCCAAAAAAGAACAGAGGAAGAAGATGGACAAGCTGTGGTCCAGACTGATAGCCGTGAAGTTCAGGTTCAAGTGTGCAATCTGCAAAGGGGCTGGCTCCGATGCGCACCACCTGATAGGGCGAAGCAGTCTGGCCTTCCGGCACAGCCCGTCTAACGGTGTGCTGTTGTGCAGGAAGCATCACAACTCAGCCCATGACGGGTCAAGTGCCGAGGTCACAGCCTTGCTTGGCAACTGTTTGGATGATATCAAGCCATCCGGAGACATTACTGAATGCGACCTGAGCAAAATGATACAGGACGAACTCAAGAAGAACGGCTATCACCATCTGGTGGAGAAAGTTGTGCGTCTATGACGGCGCTGATATGGATCGGCACCATCGTACTCGCGCTACTGGCTCTATTTGGACAGTGACTTCTTTGGGATATCTGTCCTGTTGATGGCTAGCGCCTTGAAGACTTCCTTGTGAAGCTCAGGCGTCCATCCACCCTGCCACCCGGTCTTAACCCCGTCCTCGACAAGGACGCGAGCCAACTGAGCGAAGACATCGGGCATGCCAGTGAACATTGCCAACGACAATGCCGCTGGCTGTCCGACTCTTTCCCATTTACCCTGCCCTGCGTTAGCCAGAGCCTTGATACCTGCCGTGAATGGCTGCGAAGAGTACGGCGAGATGTTGAACATGAACCCACCGCCGGACTGAGTCATGATAGCCTGAGACACAACGTTTCCGAACACAGGCACGGAAGCAAATGGATACGCCAGCAAGTCCCTCCACCATTCATCCTCAGTAGGCATCCTCAATCTCCTGAATATCCCGGTAAGCATAGCTGGTATCACAACACTGAACGCTATCTGCTGCAATGTGCCGGGAACCAACTTCCCATCCCCTCCAAACATCGTACTTCCCAATCTTCCCGTCTTGACTGCATTGACTATTGGCATCAACACGTCGTACTGGTAGTGGTTGAACATGTTGAAGAAGAAGCTGGTGAACACAGTTATCTGATTGTTCCACTCGCTCTCCCTCTGGAACAATGACTTCTCGTGGGGGTTGGGGGTAGACTGGGTCTTGGATATGACCTTGTTCGCATAGTCAGCAGCTTCCCTTTCAGCCTCTGCCCTGTTCATGGTCTTCTCATAGGCTCCCTGAGCCGCCTCAAACGCTGCCATCCAACCAGCCGCAATACTCCACATATCCATATCCGCCAATAGCGCCACGCTATGCTCTGCTATTGATTTTCCCTTGATGGTGATGTTGTTGCCAAGGCCCCGGCGTCTACCAGCAAGGATGTCGTTGATCATAACTGCATTGCCGTGCCTTGCCAGAACGTGAGGTGCCCACTTGTTGAGAATATCATACTCTTTGCATCCTTGTAATATGTGGAACGTGGACGCAACTTCGCTTTGACCATGAGTCAGTAGCCATGCCATGTTGCGAGACATTGCTCCGGCTATTGACATAGCATGCCCTATGGCAGACGGAACATTAGTGAATCCTCCGGGTATGAGACTGAAGATTGGAAGAGCACTCAGCGTTGTCTGGAGCATGGTCTTGAGTTTGAAGCCAAGCGGCGTGGCTTGAGCAACCGAGCGTATGCGCTGCAAGACCAACTCGGATGGTTTCAGTGGGGTGGTTCTGCCCATGGAGTACATTTCCCCAAGGATTGAATCCCTGAAGTGGCCATACGTTCCGGCTCCGTGCTTGTGAGAGATAGCTTCCCTGACCTGAGTATTGTCAATGATGGAGATCATCTCTCCGAAGTACTTGGCCTTGGCGATGTAGTTATTGGCGGTCCTCATGTCCCTTGCCACCACCGTCCTGAAGGGATCAAGTATCTCTATGCGTCCGCCTCTATTAGTTCTGGCATCGGCTTGCGGAAGTATGTTTGGCCTTCCGTCTCGCATGGTAAGCTTGTCCGGTGCCTTGTCAATAAGAGCCGCCGCGTCTCCCTCGTGGAACACTTGACTCTCTCTGACGATGCTGACATAGAACGGAACCTTAGGCAGATCGTGTCCGGTCATGTCGCGGAACACTGGATTGAGTTCATTGTACTTGCCTTCAAGGTACTTGTGCATGGCATCTGCCATTGCCCGTACGTGCTTGTCATTTGCGTACACCTTGAGAGCATCCATTAGAACGTCTATCGTAAGCTCGCTGTTTGCCTCCCTGAGCGAACTGGCCTGGGTGGTCAATGCGCTCTCCGTGCTGCCCTTGCAAGCTGCCGCCAAGTATGCGACGGTGTCGGCAGGGAACATGGTCTGGGCCTTGCCAAGCATGATTCCCTTGTTCTTTTCCTTGTGCGTAACTCCGGCAACCTTGAGCATTTCCTCAATCTTCTGTCCGTCTTCCCTGTTGAGCCTACCGGACTCAACGATTCCAGCCCTCTGCCTCTTGCCAAACACCTTGTCGAATATCCCATCCTCAAGACAGCCGTCGAGATACTTGGTAAGGTACGAGAATGGGGCAAGGTACGTCTTAAAAGTCCTGGCTCCCTCCATGAATCTCTTTGCCCGAGACAACCACCCTGTGCCACCAGCGGCTCGCGATGCCTTTATCTGATCGGGGGAAACCTTCAAGAAGTTTAGTATCTTGTCTACTGTCTTCTGGTCTGCCTTGGGTATTGTCATCTTCTTGTTTGAGGTAGCTATGATGCGAAGCAGGTCCTCGGCAAGATCGCGATCCTCATTGTTGAGCTGAGACAAAGACCTGACCCCAAAGAAGGACTTGAGATAAGCACCAACTACTGACGAGTTGTCAAGATTGGGAATTAGACGGAACTTTGCGTCAAGCAACTTGCGCATTTCTATCTCGGTCATTGCGGTGGGCCTGTACTCTCTGCCAAGGATCAACAGTGACGCTTCCTTGATTCGCGCCAGAGTTTCTTTTCCGGAGTCTCCCTGCTGTTTGAACGCGCCGAACATAGCCCTGCCAAGTCTAGCCATGGAGGGAGTAAGCTTCTTCTTCTCGCCAGACGGTTCAGCTTCGGAGGACATGGGAGCCTCGGCCTCTTTGCGCATAGCATCCATCTTCTCGCCGTTGCGCTCAAGCATGGCAATCTTGTCCAGCACATTCTGATCCCATATGACGTAGTTGTAGGTAAGACTAGCCGATTTTTCAGCTTCTTGTCTTGTTTTGTAAGCCCCAATCAATGCGCCTTCCCGATCAACTACCTCAAACCCGTTTGCTGATTCAAGTATTCGGTTCCTGCTAAATCCATCAAGGTATCGCTGGCCAGATATTCCAGCCCTAAGAAAGAACTCAGACGCCTCGCGTGCCGACGGAAGCCTAGACTCAGCCGTATGATACAATGACTCTCCGGTGAAGTCCCTGCTCTTAGATACGAAACCAAGAGGACCATTGTTCTCTGATATGTTCTGAGATCGTAATTTGTTCAACATGTCAACAGGAACAGCGCTGTCCCAAGGCAATAGTTTTTCAACAATACCATCAGGAACGTCCAGCTTGTACAACGATCCGTCTCGTGGACTCATTTCAAGTTCTGATTCGTGTGCATCTATCCAGTCAATTGCTCGCTGAATCCTTTCCGCCGAAACGGAATACCTCTTCCTATCTTCGGAGGTTATATTCATGGAGTATTGATTCTTTGAATGGAACTCAAGGTCGTGTTTTTGATGCACGAGTTGAATTCTGGCTGGTGTTACATGCATGTTGTCAGGATCGAGTAATGCATCAAGGGCGTCTATTGGTATAATGTCCTTTAACGACGAATCGGAAAGATTAATCCCTTTCCACTTTTTGGTCGGAGACACAGCCCTGTAGGTTTCGGCAACTGCTGCGTTTTCTGCTCCATACCATCCCCATCCAAACGCAAGAGAACCCTCTCCTGTTCCGATGTAACTCAAATTTGGCCTGCCATGAGGGAACCCATCCTCTGCTTGCCATGTCTGTCCTCCATGGTATGCGTCTGAATTCATTGGCGCTTCCGCCACTCTGCCCATACCAACAGTTCTAAGGAACAAATCCCCATTGCCGTCAGTAGTGTCCAAGATACCGGCCATGATGCGAGCCACTGCCGGAAGAGTCTTGCTGCCGTTGGCCCCCTTTACCCTGTCGTATATCTGCAACATCTCCCTGTAGTTGGCTATGTCTGGAGCAGCGAAGAGATGCACATGGCTCATGGCCTCCATCAGCCTGTCCTTGCGATTTCCGTATGCATTGTCAAACAGTTTCTGGACGTACTGCATCAGTTCTACGTGCAGCTTGCGTCCGGCGTCATTGGCCATTGCGCTATTGAGAACTTCCTCGCCCTCTTCGGAGGCATGCTGCACCTCGGCAGGATCGTTACCGTTTTCAACTTGATCAATCAACTGGGCCAATGAAATCTGCTTCCCGGAGGCGGTCTCGGAAGATTCAATGCTCTCTTGGACTACCGTAGCAGCGGCTGCTTCGGTGGCGTCGGCCTCTACTCCGCCGAACAGTTTCTCAAACTCTATCTCAAGAGCGTTATTCAGCTTCATGTCCATGAACGCTGCGTCGTTGCCTATGTTAATAGCCTGCCTGCTCTTGGCGTACAGTGCGCTGAATGTTCCCCTGATAAACTTGAAAGCATTAGTCAGGTTCTCGTCCGCGCCTTCTGGAAGGTATCCTTCATGAATGTATGCAGTAAATGCATTGGCGCAATTCTCTTTGAATATCATCATCTCAAAGCGCGTCATCTTGTCAAGACTCTTACCGCCAGCAAACCTGGCTACAAGCGCCTCGAACATCGACGCAGGTAGCAGGTCTCGTGACATCAGGTGATGAAACCACTCATGCAGCACGGTTCCTGGTTCTGCGTTGGCGTAGAAGATGGCCAAGTTGTACTCTGGAAGATACTGACCGAACAGCCTGCTCTTGTCTACTGCGCCCTCCATAGCCTCGCTGGACAGGACATCTTGCGGGTACTGGAATGGCTTGCCATTGAAATCAACTGTGTCAACTGGGTTGAGTTCTGCCTTCTTGCCAGCCCTGTACCAGTCCATGATGGCTTTGTTCGCAAATTTGCGAAGATGAGAAGGCCACTTGCCGGACTCCGTAAATGCCCTGAGGCGGGCTTGCATGGCCAGGAGGGACGCCTGTGCAGGTGTCTTCCTATCGCCCTTCCTGAGGGCATCCAGGCGCTTCTGAATCGATTCTGAGGCCCTCTTAGCAGCGTCTGCCAGGGCCACGTTCTCGGAGTCTATCTGAACATGTCTCTGTTCGGGGGTAAGACCCAAGGCGGGGAAGGTGTCGGTCATTGATTTGCCGTTTATGAAAATCTCCAAAGCCTCGCCAAGGACGCCTCTTCGGATGTTGCTCATGGCCTCTGCGTGTCCTGCCTGACGAAGAACTCTGTCTATGTCCTCTATGGTTCTTTCTCCACTGAGAACCTTTCTGGCCATCTCTGCTGCCGTCTTCTTGACATAGCTGCTTGCGCTAGTTGGTATTGCTTCTGCGCTTATCGACGGAGGAGTGACGGTTCCTGGCTTGCTCTTGGACAGAACCCTACGGAATTCATCCGCAATGAAAGGGGCCAACCTGCCCTGAACAGCAGGATGCTCCGGTGAAAGCACCCGGACGTTTCCAAGATGATCAACTACCGCCAAACCAGATTGAACCCATACACCCTTGCGCAGAGCATTGCGAACAGAGCGTTCTCCGGGTGCCTCTCCAACCACAAGTCCGTTTAGGCGCACGTCTTCCAGGTTCTTTCGTTCGGCTTCCTGTTTGTTCTGCTCCTCAATCTGTTGCAGTTTCTCGACGGAGCGCATGGCGTCCGGGTCGTTCTTCTTGATGGCCTCAAGGATTCGTCCTCGTTCCTTGGTGTTGGCCTTCTTGACTCCTTCGGCATCTGCCACTGCATTGGCAAGAGACTTCATCTCTACCTCGGACATCTTGGAATGAGCAGCGGTCACGGCCTCTGCTCCGGCTGGCTGCGAACCTATCCATTCAAGTATGGCTGGATGGGCGGCCATTTCCCATTGAGCAGATTCGGCCTTCTTGCGAGCCTGTTGTTCCTGCTGCGCAAGGGGAACCCTTGTTCCTGCCTCTGCCTTCTTTCGCTCGACTCTCGACTTGTCCACTTCGGCCTGTTCTTCTGGAGTCCTGACGATGTTGCCCACATGATTGGTGAGCCATTCCAGAACGGCAGGATTGGAGGCTACCTCGAATCCTTCCTGCTCCAGTTGCTGCACTTGCTCCACCAGTTTCTCCAGCATGATCCTCTTTGTATTCTGTTCGACATCGTTGATCATGGACGACAGGCCAAACTGTTTGTCAAGATACTTGAACAGTTCAGAGTTGGCCCTCTTTGGATCGGGAAGGGACTGTAGTCTTTTGATTTCGCTTTCCTGTTCGGGGGTAAGCGGTTGATTGATGAACGCCATCCTGAATTTGTTAATGTACTCAATGGCGCTCTTCTTGGAGTCTTCGCCAGAGGAATATGCCACGTTGCGCATGATCTCGGCCAGTCCAGAACCGGCATCCTCTCCGAAGCGCTGAACAAGGACAGTGCGAAGTTCGTTGAACATGGTATCGGCGGCCTGAAGCTGTGAGGCCGCGTCTGACCCAACGCCCGGTAGTGCTGCTTGAAACTTGGTATGGTGCAGCAACTTCTCGTCGGTGTTGAGAAATCTGGTGGCCTTATTAAAGAAGCGCTGCTGACTCACGGCGGAATGAACGGAACCTATTGCCATAAGGAAAGACCCGAGTCCTCCATCAACGGCGCTTTGAACGTATTCCCCTGGACTGCTCATTGGAGTATCCAGAAGGTAGTTCCTTGTTATTTCGCTTGAGAGCATTTGGACGGGGTTTTCCACTCCCTCTCTAAGCACGTTTATGGCCCAGGCCTTAGCACCAGCCGAAATAGGAGACCTTTGCAGTCCCCTGACCATAGCCGAAACACCCTTGCGCGGCACTCGGTTTAGGGCAGCCTTGAGAGACCTTGCCTTAGCAAGCCTGCGAACGATATTAACCTCACCTCCACCGAACGGAATAGCCTCTACCGCAGCCTCGGCACTAGATTCCCAGAGAGCTTCAAACACCTTCTCGTATGGGTCAAGTTTGCCTCCGGCAAGAGAGTCGATTTCTTCCAGTTTCTGCCCATAGTTCCTGATAAAGGCCCCGGCGAAGCCGCCAAGAGCAGACAAAAGAGTCAGTCCGGCTGCGGAAGTGGCTGGTATAGCGGCCAAGGCAGCGCCTCCCATTATTACAGCGCTAGTTGGAGCAGCCGATCCCGCCAGGTATCCTAATTCTTCGCGCCACCACTTTCCTCCGGTTGGCCTACCCAGAGCAGGGTCCTTCAAGATGGAGTCGAACCTATCGGTAGACTTGCCCGTGAAAGCATAGTTAACTGACTTTGCCATGCTGGCCGAATCGGTCAGAAACCCAGCCAAGAAGGAACTGGCGAATCCTTTTGCTTCTGGAGTGATGTATCCTTTGGCGGCGGCTTCGTCAGACTGCAAGTACTGATTCATAGCCGTGGAAACGGCACCATTCGGCAGCATACCTCCGGCCAAAGTTGTGTCTCGTGTGTCGAAATTCTTCTCTGGCAGCCTCTCTGGAAGGCCAGTGAGCGAGTTCATGGCTACGCCGTTGTCTTCCGTGTTTAAGGCTTGACGTTCTTCAGGGGATTCTGGATTGGGCGTAATGTCGAGTTTTATTGCCCGTGAAACAAAGTCCTTCTTTGGTTTCTCGTCCTCTTGGTCCAGCGTTATGTCTGAGTCGAATAGATTCATCCCAAACCTCCTGCCTGAACATGCTTAAGCATAGTCTCCATTGCCTCAATGAACTCGTCGTGACTCTGGTCATGAATGTCACGCCTGCGTTCCTTGATGTGGTTTATGCCCCTGGCATCCTTGAAGCCAAGTCCCCTTGGTCTAGTAACCAAGGCGGAACCCCACGTCTGTCCCAGTGTTTGGATCAGTAAACCAGCGGCGTTGTCTGCCATCTCTCTGGGCACCCAAGTATTACTGATTTCTTTTGCTAGGCGTATAGCGTATTGCTCTGCAAGGTCGTCGTCATCTGTCATTGCCGGAGCAGGAGAACCAACAATGTCACGATACACTTCTTGGATAGCTTCAATTCCTGATAGTTCAGTGACGGGAGAAGGTTTCAGGAGAACTGACTTCGTTTCTATATTGATGTTTTCCTTGACGTTCTCTCGTGCAAGATAATACGCCAGAGCCGCTATGTTCTGCGGATCAAATCCGCTTTTCTTGTCGTTGATTATCGACTCAAGACCGCTGTATACCTTAGCGTCAACTCCACTGAGTTCTTTTGGTAGAGCATCCGACAGTTTAACCGGCTTGTCAGAGCTGAACTGTTCCTGAATACTATCCATATATCGCTTAAACACTCCTCTTGCCATGGCATTTGGCATGCCGCCAGCAACGAACCCCGCCCCACCTTGAAGAACGTTTGGAACATCAGAAAGGTAATGACCCTCGTTAACATGGCCCCTGACTATCCTGCCTCCGTGAACCTCGGGCATGCCAACACCCAGGTTATCCAATGCTGAACGCATGGCTACTTGTGATTCTTCCGGTTTGCCATTGAGAACATTAGAAATCCATCCGGCTTCCATTGTCTGGGTCGGACCATGAAACACCCATCCCTGTTTACGCTGAACGTCAGGAGGACTGACGTACTGCGCCGCATTGGTCTTGCCGAACAGTTCTTCGTCTCTCTTCTTCTGTGCGGCACGCTCTTGTGCTCCAATGGTAGAGTACGCCAAGTTGAAGCGAGTTGTCAGTTCTTGGTGAAGAGACCGAAGGGCTGCGAATTCAGCCGTGTTGTCGGACATGTCTTCTGCGTTTCCTCCAACGTACCCAGCCAACTTGTCTCCTATGATATGTCTCTGTAAAGGGGTAACGTTAGAAAATAGATTAGACAAGATGTACTCAGCGGCCATGACGTTGGTTGGCTTGTCTTCGTTGGTACGCATTTCTCCAAGAACAATGGCCTCGGCCAGAGTTTCTGGCATTACGTTGTCGATACTGGAGGCATACTTGGTCATAGTTTCTCCTATGACCTTCAACTGTTCGGCCTGATGCGCAGACGCCTTGGCGCTGAGACTGTTATTCTCTACGTCTCGTGCTTGGCTTTCAAGTCTGGAGGCTACGTCATTAACATCACCCTTTGCAACACCCTGATCTATCAGATTCTGGGCAACTTCCGTTGGTGACTTACCTGAACGGATCAGGTTAACCTCGCTGGTAACGTCTCCGGGTATGGTTGTGGCAGCCTCTGCACTGGAGGCGGCAGCAGGCTTTCCGACCAGGTTGGCATTGCCACCAAGCAGTTTGGCTGTTTCGGGGGTAAAATGCTTACTCTTCTGTTCGGTGACTATGTTGCCATACTGCCTCAATTCTGCTTCGGCAGCAGTCTCTCGAACCGCCTTTGTGATGTCAACCAACTGCAACTGTCCACCCTCGACTACGTATGAACCCGGAGGCGGGGCTGCATTGTAATCCTTCCAAGACCCTTCCTTGGCTTCGTAGTCTGCCTTGGCCTGTTCTTCGTCAATTCCTCTAGTCTTGGCCCATGACATATACGGGTCTTTGTTCATTTTGTAGGCAAGGTCTATGTTCTCTTCTGTCAAGAGGCGAATCTGAGATGCAGTTCCGGAAGCCTTCTGTAGATAGTCCGGCTTCATGGCATTGATTCTATCGGCAGCAAAGGCAATGGCAGCTTCCGGCTGGTTAACTCCCTTGAAAGCTTCGCGTATCTTGGCATGCATCTCGGCATTATCAATCGGTGGATGTTCCGCTATTTTCTTCTTGAGTTCACCAAGTCCAGCGGCCACGTTCTGGTCAAACACCTTCCTTGACTGTTGTATGCCGGCAAACTGCTCGTTAGAGAAGCCGGTTCTGTTCTGTCCGGGCTTCCTCGTGGAGCCAACCGTGAACAATGTGTTGATGTCTTCTGGAGATGCGGTTACGTCCTTGCCTCCAGCAAGGGCCTTGGCCGCCCTGTCAACGGACGCCAGAACATCAAACTTGCCCTTGGTCGCCAGTTCGTTATTGTGCTGGATAGCGGCCATCCTGGCCATTGCGCCTACGGTATTGAGTCGATTGCGTTCATTGACGGCGTCTTGGTCAGCCTTGCGCTGGTCTATGATTTCCTTAACGCGAGCTTCGTAGACAGCCTGAGCATCCTGCCGACCCAGGTTATCCATGAAGAATTGCTCCATGGATTCAGGGGTGGGGGCCATCTGTGGAGCGCCCTTGGTCATACGACCAGACTCGTCTCCAATAACAGACTTGGTCATGGCTCCGGTTGCGGCATTGGTTCCGCTGGCAAAGAACGAACCTGGACGCATGACGTTTGGATCGGTTCCTCGCTTGACGCCCATGAATTGGTTGAGGTCTTGTTCGTTGAATCCAGCGGCCTGAAGGTCGCCGTACGTATAGGATGCTTTTGTCTTGGCCATAGTAGCTTACCCCCTGAGTACATGTTCAAAAACTTGCAGCCACTTTGAATAGGTCTGGCTGATGTCGTATTGCTTGATGACCTGCATGCGTGCCCTGAATCCCAGACTGTCTCGTAACGCTTGGTCCTGCACGAGTTTATCCAGCCTGTCGAACCACTCGTCTTCATTAGATGCCAGAAATCCGGTGCTCCCGTCAACTATGGATTCATACGGTTCCAACTTGCTGGCTACAGTAGGGATGCCAAGACAGGAATAATGTAGAAATTTTACGTTGGACTTCGAGCGATTAAACAGGTTGTCTTCCAATGGAGCAATACCTATGTCGCAATCAACCATGGACATTGGAAGCACGTTGATCTCGTTCCAGCCCTCTATATGCACCCTGTCGGGATGCTCCTTGGCAACGAGTTCTATGGCTTCCTTCTCAAACACCCCCATGAGCGTCAGGTGCACATTCTTGTGCTTGTCCATGATCTTGTTGATTGGATTGACGATAATTGGCATGTCAAGGTTGTGAGACCCTGAGGCGAACCACATGATATTGATTTCATCGTCCTTCTTCTCCGTCCTGAGGAGCAGTCTCTCGGTGAAGGCATAGTTGTTTTGCTCTACATCAAGCGAATTAGGAAGCACGAAGATAGGTTTGGACGTGAGCTTTGCTACCTGTTGAGCCAGGAATACAGTGGACACCGTGACGGCATCTACGCTGGCAAGGAATAGCCCTATTGTCTCTCGCACGTCCTTGCGGCCAAAGAACTGGTATGGTATAGAGAACTTCTCCGGCAGATTGAACAGGTCATCGTCAAGGTCGTAGATGCACTTGATGCCACGCTCTCTGGCAAGGTGCATCTTAGCAAGGGCCACCGGGTCTGTCTGGCGCTGGAATACAAGAACGTTGGCGAGCAGGAAGTCCGAGGACATCATGTTGAGCTTTGCGTCTATGTGGACATTTGGACATCTGGCGTTGATTTCCCTGGCTATGAGTTCACCCCTGATGTGTCCGCAGCAATGCAGGTCGCTCAAGTACATCTTGACGTTCATGATTCTCCTTATGGTACGTTGTTTGTACAGAACTGAAAATGCGGAGTCATTATGATTTCAGCGTTGGCTTTCTGGTGTTGAGCATTGGTCCAGAAACCCCAAACTTCATAGCCGAGAATGTTCCAATACGTGATATCGTCCGAAGGTGAGGCTGGCTTAGGGTCAGAGCACCATGATCCGATATTGGTCGATCCAACCAACTGGAAATTGTTTGTTCTGGTATTTGTATGGGTGTCATACAGAGAATAGCCGTCTTCGACCAATGCCTCTCCGTTGTCGTCATATACAATGCTTGAAATTACATCGTCTGAGGTGTCGTATACATGTTGTGGGGTTTGGGATCGAACAAAGAATTCTATGTCGTGTTCTATCTGAGTGGTGCATCCCGACCATTGCAGCACAGATACGGAACTGTCCCAAAATGCCTGCCATGTCTCTGAGCCAAGAGAACTCTTGCGATAAGCTCCAGCAGAACTGATCATTGGATATCCGGACGATGTGATGAAAATATTCGTTACTGCAATAGCCTTGGCTGCTGCCCACGAAACGCTCGACTCTCCGTTTCCTGCGACATTTACCGTTGATATCCACTGACCCCCGGACGTTACTCCATATCTCACTTTCTTCAACTGGAAGGCTATCTTGTGAACCTGAGCCAGTGCATTGGTGGATAGGAAGTGTGTGTTGTCCCAAGCATCCCCCACCCCGGCCCTGTTGGTAATTACGCTCCACGTAATAGACGTGGACAGACCGACGAAGGAGTTGAAATTGGTGAATCCTGTATATGTCAAAGTATCGTCGATGTATCGCGACGTGACTCCTTTGGTGCAGTTGGACAGCGTAGACCTTGTTACTGACAGCATGGCGGCTGAAGGGAAATGGCTTACTGCTGCAAATGGCGTAGCAACAGACGACATTTGGTCGTTGAGTCTGTTGACGTAAAGCATGCATGGGGCGTCTCTGAAGATGGACTTCGAGAATCCTGACCTTGCAACAGAAACGTTACAAGTAGAGGAAGCTTGGCGATTATTGGCATTACCGAGGAACCAAGGACCAAACGCCGGACTGTCTCCGTTGAAAGTCTTGAAGTGAGGTTGTGCCGGGCTATTAGGGTCAATGATTACGGATGAATTAGGTTGTATATTGGCCGAACTGGCCCAAGGACCATAGTCTACAAGCATCCAGCCATTGACATTTGTCCACACATAGGCTTCTCCGCCAACGTTCGTAACTCCACTCTGCAACCAAAAAACGTCTGTAACGTCATAGTCTATCTTGCGCTTCAGGGAGTAGGTATATAATCCGTCTGCCGTTGGATGCGAAGGAAACCCAGAGAACGTTAGATTTGTCCATGCATTCCAAATCCATCTGTCTGGATATGCCCATCCGAATGCTTCAGACGTGAACGGCAAAGCAACTCGTCCGGCCCAAGACTTATAGTAGTTGGTCAGGGTGATGGTATGTCCGGGTGAAGGAATCCAGTAGTTGGTGAGATACGAAGTTCCGTCTGTGTTGTATCGCCTGAACTGATTGGTTACAGCGGTCCATTCCGGGGTCCAGTTGGTGCTTATTCCAGTAGTCGGAGAGGTGCACTGAGTAACCAATGCTCGCTCAAGCGCTCCGGCAAACTCATGGTACCAGTCCCGCGGGGCTACCCACTGGGTCGTCCTGTCGTACCAAAGCAGACCAGATATTGTCATGCCAGTGGAAACTATAATGCCATACGCGGCAATAGTCCACTTGGGACTAAGCTTCATTATGGTCATTGTTTCACCGCTGAGATGTCCATGTTTCCGCCCATCCAACCTATCTCTGTGCGCGTTGCTACACCACCAACCAGATCGAACCTGAACAACCATCTACGGAAGTAGTCGTCGTCATGAACAGGAACCGTTGTTGATGTCTGAATTGTTCCACTGGTCAACAACCAAGTGCATTCTGCGTAGACGTACAGCGCTTCAGTGATTTCGACGGGAGTCTCGGAGATCGCCAGTGGAGTCTGGATGTTCTTGAATATAGTACCCTCGTTGATTGTGACATACGCAGGATCTCCTTCGTATCCAATGACATAACCAAACCTGAGTTCGTCCCATGGGAAATCTTCGGAATCGTCAGGGAGCGTCGGTGTAGTAACGACATAGTCCTCGTCACCGTCCTCCAGTAGAGATACCTTTCCCTGAAGCTCCGCAAGGCAAATCTCAGCCCTTCTCATTAACTCTTCAAGCCTAACAACTCTTGTGTCGTAAGCGGGAACGATCTCTTTCTTGGTCAACGGAAGGCGAAGAGAGGCGTTGGGTTTAGTGGTTGGAAATATTATCGGATCGCGTATTGATGCAGCGGCAACTTGACCAAGTGAACGTAACTCTTCCTTGAGGAATGGCAGTTCGCTTCCGTCCGTACCCATGACGATAATTGGAGCCGTTGTCTTTTGGGCTGGCATGTATGTTGTCCTAGACCGTAAGCTGCATGATCTTGGTGCACATCAACCTTCCTTGCCCAGCGTGATTTATTTGAGACCCGCGCTCAGAGATGTCGGAGCTAGCAGGAGTTACGCTCTGGAAGGTTTGCATGAAAGTGTTGGCATTGGACATGTTGGTCGTGAAATATACGTACACTAACATATCCTCGGTTACTTTATCTGCATCCGATCTATACGTCCACCAAATCGTCTCGTTGTCCCACATTGTATTGCTTCCTCCGGACCTGACTGGAGTCTTGGAAACGCGGACGTTATAGTTGCCTCCTGGGGTGAAAGACGCATCTACTCCATTGCTGGTAGTCAGCGACAGCGCGTTGATTACAGTACTTGGAAATATTGGTTGATTCTCAAACACGTACAACTGGGCCGTTCCGCCCTTGGTGTTCCATGCAACCGAGAAGTCCCTGGCCACCTCTTGGTTCATTCGCAGTTGACCGTCGTAGGTCTGGTCTGGATTCATCCTGTTGACAGAATCGAATACCCAACCTTGGTCTCTCTCTGCCGGAACCTCAACCGCCTGTCGATAAGCTGAGTAACCGTATTCGTACTGCTGTTGCAACCAGGTGTGACCGGAGTGGAAGTGGAAAGCGTTGGTAATGCTCTCAATGAGGCGAAGCGTCACGTCCTTGGAGCAGTCGTCGCGGATATTGATATCCATGTCGTATATCTGCCCCTGTCCTGGGCTGGTAATGACAGGGATATTGGCGTTGTCTATTACTCCCTTCTTTACCAATTCAAGAATCTGCTCTGTGCCTGATTTGCGAATGAGCTGGGCTGCATAGTCGCGCTGATTGCGAACAGTAACGTCTATGACGATGTCGTACGTACCATCCTTGTTGTCGCCTATGCGTTTTCGATACGAGAACCCAGGATCAGTGGACTGTGGAATGACGTACAGGGCCGGGTAGTACGTGCCCATGTAGAACGATGACATTGTGTATGAGTCGCAGTTGGACTCTGTAAGTACACCCAACAAAGAACGTCCAAGCAATTCCCTTGAATAGATCACCAAGTCTACAAGTCCGGACTGGCTGGAGTAGCTTGGTATGATTGACTTGCCTACTCCCTTGCCCGCATCTATTACGGCCTGAGCCAGTTCTTTGGGTACGTTCCATAGGTAAGTAATCTCTTCCTGATCCCCGCCAAACCATGACCTGAAGCCGGTAAGGCGATACTCCGGAGAAGCCAATAGCAGTATGATGGTAGCAGAACCGTCATCTTCAATCTCGTGAGTTGTATAGATTCGATGGAAGCCAGTGCCATAACTTTGGCTGCGTATGGTGGGGTTGAAGGAGGCCGGAGCCAATGCGTTTATAGAGGCAACTATCGTACGCACATGATCGGGGCTGACGTTGGGCCACTTGACCAGTACGTAATTCTCGGTAGTAGTACCTCCGGGGTTGGTGGCATTGGTTCCGGCGGGCAAGTCCTTTCCGTTTTCAAGTCTGGCCTCTGACCAATCTAGTACTGATGCAGTGACGAGACTGGTGATGTATCCACGTCGCAAAACCTGAACGATAGTACTAAGATCGCCGTTGCCAGTTGTGCGCCTGTGCAGCGAAGCAGCGCGGAAGCGTCCGGAGAACACTTCCGAGTTGATCATTGGATCGTCAACATACTTGAGCGGGGTATTTGCCTCGGCATTCTTGGCTGACGTGTACAGTTCAAGGCAGTACATCAGAGTAGGAACGTCGTCAATCTCAATCTCTTCCCAACCCCTGACAATGTCCAGGTCGCCCAGCAGGGGTACGCCAAGCAGTTCCATGTTATTGAAAGGAACCGCATCGGCCTCGCTGAGTTGCTCGATAAAGGCCAGAATATTCTGTTCTGATACCGTGGGAACGCTCATTAGTCACCTACTCTTAGTCACTGCCCTGTAAGATGTCGCGCAATTCAGAGCTACCACTATTGTACTGGTCGGTTCTATTAGCAAAGTACTGTTGGCTTAGATCAAAGATACTATTATGCTGATCTCGTGGCCTGCTGACCCTCGGGAAGGCCGGGTTCATCTTGATCTCTTCGGCCAGCGCTTCCTTGAATTCTGTCCTGTATCTATCTGCGGCTATCTGTCGACGCATCAGTACGCCCATTGCGTCAATCAAGACAGCCTTCTCAAGGCTGAGGCCAGTAGGAAGGATGCACATATCGGAGTCGCGGTACAATGGAATCGGCGCACGCCAGTAGTGCAGATCAATGTCCCTGTCGGCAAGTTCGTTCTCGTGCCTGTCCAACAAGATCATGCGCAGAGTTTCTTCTGGTCGCACCTTGAGGTCTCCGTCTATGATCTCCGGACCTCGGTAGGTTGGCGTAAACGCAGTGGCTGTTCCGAGTTTGTAGTACCCAGGTTCTGAACCAAACTTGACATAGTCTCCGACATAGCTTGCGGTTTCTGTGCTGAACAAAGTAGACGTGAATGTCAGGGCGTCGGCGCCTAGTTGAAGGTCGGCGGAAAAGAACGTTGCCGTAGGACTGTTCTGGTACGTGTAGTATCGGAACCCTTCCTCGTCCGGCTCTTCCTCGGCCCTGTCCCTGCGAACAAACTCAAACCCGTCATCAGTGTCTCGAACCCTGTCAATTCCGAACAGGTCGGATGGGAGCAACTTGCCAGTGGTGCCACTGCTGGCGAAGTCGATGTTGGTCTTGGTTCTGAGCAGGTCCCAGGACTGCATCTTGCAAATGCTGAAATAGTACTTGTTCAGGAGTTTCCTGACCCGTGCCGTGTCGTCTGCGTTTTCCTGACGACGCATGGCCTTGAGTATGTTCTCCATCAGTTCGCCTACTTGAATCATGGTAAACTCCTTTTACACAACGCAGCCATAATATCACCCTTGATAGAGGTGAACAGTTTCTTTAAACCACCAACCCATGTCGCAGAACCCCATACATCTCCACGGAACCACCTACCCTCCTGAGTCAGGATGTCATGCAGAACCATGCTAGCCTGCCAGCGAGTACACTTTGTTCCGTCATCCCAGTAACCGTCGGTTTCCCAGAATCCAATGGCGCACAAGGGCCATTCGTCACGCGGAGGAGGGTCGCATAGAGGATCATGCACCCACCAACCGTCAGTGTAGATATCCATTGCAGGCCCACTGGCACCGTCGCTTGGATACCCAAACCTTACCGTCTTGAACTTCTGGTACCTTTCTGACCAGTACACAATATCGTAACGCAGAGTGTAGTACCCCTCGTCGTTCTTCAAGGGGGGCAACGAATACACTTTGTAGTCTACCGTCATGTTGGCCTTATCGCGCTCCAATAAGCGGTCCCAGGTTCATCTTGTCACCAGTAAGCACCATATAAGCCAGAACTAGAGCAACTATGGCCACTACTGCCCACGGACATGTCTTGAGGGCAATAACAATCAGGCCAAGTTTTCCGGCAGGCATAGGATTGCCGTCCAAGCGCAGAATTATCCATCTGGAAGCTCTTGCGAGGCTTGGGTGGTATGCGCAAACGCCAGGAATCACGGCCCCAGGAGCAGGTATACCAGCCTCCAGGTCTTTGATGATGCTATCCTTTTCCTTTTGCATTACTTCATCGTCTTGGCTCATGACATGATAACCTTCCTATTCTATTGGTATCTCGATGGCAGCGCCACCGACGTAGTATTGCTTCCAGTCAGAAACGGTCAGGCGTCCGTGGCCATGACATCCAAAATTGTCGCCCCACTGGTTCTCGAAATTGACGAAGTTTGGACTGCCCTTGGTCAGGTCGAATCCGGAACCAACGACCAAGTAGTATCCTACTATGGTTCCTTCGTTGTGAATAAGGCCATCGTGTCCCGTAAGGTTCCAACCTTCTGTTACCGAGTAACAGGACAGCACCAGCATGTAGTCTTGGATAGCGTACTGGTATTCCTCAAGGGTTCTGATGTTGTGCATCTTCGACAAGGCCGGGATGTATCCCAAGCGCTTGCCGGAGGTAAAGGCTGCTGCTATAGTGGTGCCTTCCTCCCCTTGACTTCCATCGTCCTTCTTGGCTTCCTTGTACCATACGGAAGGATCGGCCAGGTCATCCACCAGGACATGCGTTCTTTGCCACCTAATCGCCTCTAGGAGCTGTTTGAACCCGTAGATGACACACCAGGGGCGGGTCCCTTGGTTCTCTGCTGGAGGGCAATCTCGGCGGTTATCGATGACTGGTTTAGGGTCCCATGATGCATCTATTGACAATGGTCTAGTAGAACGAAAGATGATGTCGTTCATGTTGCCAGTGATTACCGGACCTACTGGGTACTTGCCTGCAAGCATGTACATAGTTCTACTCCCATGGCTCTTGTGGCCACTCTGGCGTCCACCAAGTATGCTGTGATGGTTCAGGTACATCTTCCTGAACTCTCGGAGTGCTGCAACTGCATACACATACCACGCAAATGAGTGCTATAGCAACGCGAATCACTTGTACGCCTCCCCTACACGCCGCAGGGCTTCAACGTCTATCTCGGTAGATTGGAATTGGTACAGGTTCAGGCTACGGCCCCGACTGTGATACATGCGTGCCCAGTTATCCACCTTGTCGGGATTCCAGTACGCTCGCAGGCTGTTGATGGCCGGGCCGTTGTCCGTGTCCAACAGGGTGATAACGCCGGGCAGTTCCGGCCCCATGTCATCGAGGGCTTGCAGGTGATAGTCGCAGACCTGGTATCCAGCCGGGACGGTTGACGGCCTGCCCCGGCCGTTCCACCCGCAGATCCCGCCGTTGCGGTCGTGCCAGTAGCCGACGCACCATGAGGCAAACTCGTTATCGTTGTCCTCCTGCATCTCGGCCACTGGTATCAGCACGATAAAGCGCGTGCCACACTCCGCGAATAGCCGCTGCATTGCCCCCTGCATTTGGGCCTGTGAGAAGTGCTGCCACACCTCGTCATTGCCGTTGACCACATGGATGCACGTCCACACCCCATGCCCCTGCATTGTCTTGACCCATGCAATAACCTTGTCCGTCACTTGCTTAATGGTCAGGTCGTTATACCCGTCCGGTGATTTGTCAAAGGCGGGGGCAAGAAACTCTATCAGATGCGAGTTGCATCCCGCCGTGAGTAACGCATCGGCATACGTGCTGGCACTCAGGCCCGGCCAGTCACCCGCGCCTATGCCCCCGCACAAAAACTCGGGCAGCACCAGCCCCGCGCTGTCCGGTATCGTGGTGGTCGTTGTCGTGGTGGGCGCAACGGGGTCAACTGGGTCGGGCACGGGTGGCAACACGATACAACCCACCACAATCGAGGCCATGGCGAACACGGCAACGGCAAGATTCAAGGGGTCTATGGCGTGTCTCGGGTTCGTGCTCTCGTGGATGCAGCTCACAGCTTCCTCCAGCCTCTCGGCAAATCCTTGTCCGCACACCACAGCGCCACGCATAGGCACGCGGCAAAGATGATCATGGCAAGGGTCATGGTCGTGCCTCAAGATTGTTCGTGGGGTGCGTATGCGTCACGATATTGGTCAACTGCGGCAGGGTTGGCAACGTGGTGTAAACACGCACGTCATCAAGTGTGCCGAGGAAATAATAGGGGTAGCTTGCCCAGCAGGAACGTCCGATTGCCGCCGAGTCCACACCGGCAGTCAGGAAGTATTGGTGCATCCATTTCGTGTATGCCGCGCCGAGATCATAGGCATCCCCGCCGCCAACCCCATTGATGTAGAGTTTTGTTTTTGTCCCATCCTGAAGCCACGCAAGGTGATACCACGTCCCCGCCGTGAACGTGTAGGCGTCTGAATCGCGGTACATCCATGTCCCATTGGTCTGTGCCCATCCCGCGTATGATGTTTTCAGCACGGTGTGCAGGTCCATGTTGTAGATGTCGCCTCCGATTTTACCAAGACTGAACACGGTGCCGGGATTTGCCCCTGCGCCCGATATTTTCACCCATGCCATGACCGCGCCGGATGTGCAATCAAGTCCGTTTGTGCCTCCAAGCATCCACTGAGTCGTACCGTTGAAAGAATATGCGTGTTCAACGCGACCCTCGCTGTTTGTGCCAGTGATAACCTGCGCCGGTCCATTTGTCGCGTAGGGCTTGAGCGCCATGTGATTTGACGCCGTACCCACGTCCAGCGTGGATGTCGCGTTGGTGCCCTCCATGTCCCAGACAGAGACGCGTCCAGATGCCGTATCGGTCCAGTATGGTGAAGACGCCGCATGGCTGTACCATGCCCACTGCCCACTCGGGCCGATGATGTTCCCAGCCTGCGCCGTGAGGGAGCAAGCGAGCAGGACCACGTAGTAGGGTAGCCAGTGCCCGCTCCGGACGCGCCGGATCATGATACGCATCCCGTGATACCCCAGCCACGCGCCAAGCACTATAGACGAGCCTATGAGGAAGACTTCAGTCATGCTATTCTCCGAAATATTGAATCGTTGCCCAGAAGTTTGTACACGTCGCGCCGCGTTGCCGCAGCTTATACCCGCTTGTCCTGTTCGCCGCATTGGTCTGCGCCGTCCATGTCGTGCTGCTCATACCGGTGGCAGGCAGGACGAAAGAACCATTAGTTGTGAGCGTCATGCTGTTGGTCGCAAAGGAAACGACATCGAGCGTAACCGTCGATGCGAATGAGCCGCCCCAGATTTTGTAGTACTTCCCCGCACTGGGCCTGAAGCCGAACTTCGTGATGTTGAACACGTTCTGGGTCACAGGCCCGCCGAGGTCGAAGTATTTGAATGACTGTGGCCCGGACGGGGTGTTGGCAAGCGCATACGGCTTGGTTTCTCGCAAACAATTGTTTCCATAGATAAGGTTCGTTACGGACGAGGCATCTTCCTGTATCCCCGCAGTGTCGTGTCCAAGACTGATATTGTTCGCCACGAGGTTCGGCAACGTGCCGCCAGTTATGATATGGATTCCGCGTTCGGATAAATTCGCCAAACTAGTGCAATAATTCCCAACCACAGTTGCGCCAGATTTGACCTGTATATCGTTGTAGGTGTTCCCGTTTGCGTAGACATAGTTTCCCATCACCTGTCCGCCATCATTGACTTGTATACCATGTCCTGTACACACCCACACATAGTTGCCAATGGCACTTGCCCCGCTGTTCAGGTATATACCGGCAGTTGATGCTGCCGTAACCCAACAAGAGTTTACGGTAGTGCCAAGCCCGATCGCCCCTATTCCATATGTGCCTCCCGACACGTAACAGATATTCACCCTGCTGTACTTTACGGCGACTCCGTATCCATCGTTGGCCGATAAGCTACAGTCAGACACGGTGTTTTGCTGACCCGCGAGAGATATGCCGTCGTCATCGCAGTTCTCGACCCGAGAGCCGGTTATTCGCCAGCCAAGTTGCTGGTCGTTTGAACTACCACGGATGCCGTCATTGTCAGATGCGGAAATGTAAACATGCTCTATTCTGATGAAATCCTCATTCGCACTCGCCCCGTTGATGATGTCAAACGCCGTCACGCCCGCCTTGTTGCCCCTGAGCTGCATATCCTTGATTGTCGTGTTCGCAAACCCACCAAGCTGGATCAGGTGGTTCGTCTGATTCGGCGCATTCAGCACCGTGCCCCACCCCGCGCCACGCAAGGTCAGGTTGGATGTAGGTATCGTTATCGTGATATTCGAGCAATTGTATATCCCCGCAGGCATGTAGATTTCGTCGCCCGCGTTTGCCAGTGCCAGTGCCGCCTTGATGCCCGTGCCGCTGAGGTTTGTCACGCAGATGGACTTCCATTCCAAGTAAGCCAAGTCGTTGGTGGCCACGCCGCCGCTACTCGCGGGCAGGTTTGTCAGGCCGGAGCCATCGCCAACAAAGAGGGCGTTGCTCTGCGTGTTACCCCAACAGTCCACGTTACCCGATGTACTATCAAAGGACCATCCACGCAGACCATCCACCTTTCTCAGCGAGAACTTACTGCCTGCCCCAGTATATGTTTTGGGATGAACAATGATTTCACCAGCAACATTGAAGGCAAGTCCTTCTTCGGCATTGCGGGTAAGCAGAATACCGCCGTCTGAACCGGTTTCACCAGAAGTCATAGCCGAAAGTATCATAGATTTTAGGTTGGTTGCGCTAGGTCGCAGTCCCGGTATTTGGACTTCAGTAATGTCACCAGTTTCCGAATACAAAAAGGACTTTGCTCGTATCGTTCCACCATTCGTCTGCCCGCCCGCGTTGTACATGTCCAGCGCCCGCACACGCGCATTGGTGAGGCTCGCCCCGCCCATGTTCACGCCCCCGCTCAACGTCAGTTTGTTCGTAGCCGTGGCCCCGCGATTCGCCACCGTTTGAAGCGTGTCGGATTCGGCAGTCAGCCAAGGCGCATTTGTGATGTTCGCGCCGTTGCGATACCACGCGCCCTGCTGTCCATCGAATGTGCCGGTCCAGTCGCCGGTTGTGGTCAGGTTCGTCAGGTTCACGCCATTGTTCACTGCCAGCACTTGCAGGTCCGCATCGAGCCGCGCATTCGCCACCGTGCCGGTCAGTTGTGCCGCGTCGTGATAACCCTGTGCCGCTATCCATGTCGGGCTGATCCAGTTGGTGTTGAACGTCACCCTCACCAAGTTGCCCACCTTCGCCACCTGATTACTCGTGGACTGAACCGCAGGCAGGACGTTGGTCAGGGCACCGACCGCGTTGCGCACGGCGGAGGTGGATAGGCCAACAATCGGAACAGGACCAGTGCCACTGGTTATGGTAAGCAATCCACCCGACACAGTAACTGCGGTTATGTCTCCGGCTATTGAATCTCCCCAATAGTAACTGTATCGACTGGTGGCGAAAAGGGTTTGTCCAGCAGTGGGTGAATTGGTGGGAAGCAACATGAATGGCCAATTGGTAAACGTGCCAGTGAAAGTATATCCAGCGCCTCCGTTGATCTGAATTGTAGTAGGAAGAGCCGCTGAAGCATTGATCTCGGGAGAACGATTGATGGTAATAAGTCCACGACAGTATGAAACTGGAACTGAGCCTGTTTCCACGAGGACTACGGCATACCACTTGTCTACGGGGCGACTAAAGCTGTTGGTGGCTGGATAGAAGTCTATGGTACTGTTACTGGCAATGCCAGACACGGTGGTTAGCGAACCGGTGACGGTGGTCATTGCGGACTGACTGTCGTCCTTGGCGAACTTGAACTTATACGTATACCCCCTGGCATCCCAGTAGTTGGTGCCAGACTTCATGGTAGCCCTTACGATAGGGCGATTCATGACGGCGGTATCTACGTGAAATTGGTTTCCCTTCTGCTGAATGTCGCAAGAGATGTCTTTGCGAGGACGTTCTCCGTAAAGGGAAACAACGGAGACCAAGAGAGACAAGACTACTGAAGCGAATCGACGCATAACTCACCTCCGGCCAAAGAAACTCAGGCGACAGACTGGGTCTGCCGCCTGAGAAGTTTACTGCCTATCGCAAGCCAGTGATGATGACGTACAGGTTCGTGTCGGTAAAGGACAGATTGATCTTGTCCCCGTGATTGAAGAACACATTAGCAGGGAAATCTTCTATTTCCACTAATGTCACATGAGTATCGTTGGTCGTAGTCGCAGAATCCAACTGATTTGTGAGCAAAACTGAAACTGTATTAGTTACGTTCCAGATGTAGTTCGTTTCAATCAGGGTACCCTCAAAGTTGGTCGTTACCAAGTTGCCTTGGTACTGATTGGATTTGAGCGTCCTTACGCGAGAAATGGTGGCAACGTTCGTCACTGTTGCGTCCGGAAAGTATTCCACGGACGCCAAACGCCACTCAATTGCGTAGTCGTTTGTTATGACGCACGAACCACCAGTGACCTTCTTGGTAATGCGAATCAGATCGTCTGACTCGGAGTCCCAATCAGAATCCTGCCCGAGAACTGCACCAGCACAGACCGCCATCGCTGCGGCAAGCGACATTAGGATTTTATTCCACTTACCCATGCCACGCCTCCATTCGGAAGACGGGAGCGCCAAGAAAGACGCCCCCGTCCGCATTGACTTAATATTCGGCCTGAACCGTACGAACCACGAGGTAGGTGGTAGAGGCTGTGAGGTCCGAGCTAGACACCTCGATCAGCAGCGGACCACGATACGTAGCCGCATCGTTCATGTCGTCGTTGACATACGCCGTCAGCGTGTCTTCAACTGCCGTGAACTGAAGCAGAACCGTCTCGTCAGTGGCGTCAGTGTCATCTGGATCGCGAGACACTGTAACGGTACCAGCGGTAGCTCCGTTAATCACTCCAGCAATACCAAGGAGCTTCATGCGCCCAGAGTCACACGCTTCAGGAATACCAATGCGCATGGCCATGTAGTACACTTCGCTCACGTCACGATACAGAACGTTCATGTAGTCTTCCCGAATGTCAGTCTCGGTCAGATCAACGAAATCGTTCGTTGTCAGGGGGTAGTCTGCGGCAGCATGAAGTCTGCGAGCAGAGATACCCGGAATGAGGTTGAGGGCCGTGATCAGAGCACCGAGGGTAGCCGTTACGGTCGTTGGCGAATTCCCCGTCACTCCATCGTAGTTGTACGTTGTTACCGTGGCATTCGAGCCATCATTATCAACATACGTCCTCTTGATCGCAACGCGCAGAGTGTTGCTTCCACCACCGCCATCGTTGTCGATTGTCAGTGTGCACTTTGTATACTGCACAGTGGGCAGTTCGCTGGCTATAGGCGTATGCGAATACTTGATCTGCAACATTGGCAGTGCTGTATCGGCATGCGTCAACCTGTCTGCTCGAACTTCTTGAATTACAGAATTACTTACACAGTTCATCGAACACCATCTTTCTTTTAGTTCAAAGGGGGACAGGCACCTTACCAGTCCCCACAGTTTTCAATCAATTACCGAGTACCAACAGCTACCCATCGCAGACTCTTTCCGGCTTCTCCGGCTGCCGTAAACCCATTGGTTGTAGGCGAACTGAAGTATGGAACAGTCGTGGTTGATTCAGCAGCTCCAATAACTATAGAAGGAACAGCAGTGAACCAACTCGCAAACGCAACGACCTGGCTATTTGTGCAGGTTCCCCTGTCTATCGCAAGCCTCGTTGTCGCATGATTGCCAACAACGACCTGTACGCCGTCGTCCTGAAGGCTACCAACATTGTCTATGACAGACTCCGTGGTTCTGAGCGTATTGGCGTCAACGTTCTTCGTGATCGCGCCATTTGAGTACCTGATATCAGCCGTTGTGAACGTCTCGCACAGGTCCATGTCGATGCCGTATATAATGGTCGAAGCATCTGTCCCTAACTTAAGGACGACAGACGAACTTTCTGTACCATCTCCAACAGCTTCAACAAACAGACCTTCCAAACCACCAACAGTTCCGCTCGTATAGTTCTTGGCCTTGATATGAGCGCCACGACCACTTACGGCAGCGTTGTTGGTAAGCCTGTTGATGTAACGTACTTCCAGCGCGGAGTCAAATCCGCCAGGAGAATACGTTGCAGCAGCCGGTGTGGTGCGCCCAAAGGACATCATAACGCCATAGGTCAAGTTGCTTGCGCTACTAAACCCATACGCTGCGGTGCCTGACGCTTCGCCAATGACCAGCAGGTTGACGCGAGTAGCAACAGCCTTTGCCGTAGCCGTGCCGGGTGTATACAGGTGCTCTGTAAACGTCCCAGAACCAGCGCTATCAATCGACCAATCTGTTCCGCCTGCGTTCAGTGCCGCGATGATAGCAGGAATGTCCGTAACAGTCAGGGCGTTCATTGCGTTATTCATCTGGTCAAAGAACTGAATTCGAGGCATGTTCTTAAGCACGGCAGATGCTGTCTGCGTGATGTCTGCGCTGTATGCAACAGGCGCAAACGCCACAGCAAGCACTACCAGTGCTGATACTGCATATGTGATCAACTTCTTCATTTCCTCTGTACCTCCGTTATATCGAACAGTTATTCATGATGACAGCGATAAGTTCGTCGGGGTCACGGGTGGATGGTTGAATCTGATTCTCAACCAAAGCATCACCCGAAACGATGGCCCTCAACTGAGGAACCGACATTTCCCTAAGGATGCGCAGTAGGTCAGCCCTACCCTTGACATCCTCAACAGGCAATGCCTTCCCAACAATAAACAAGTCACGCCCCAGGCGGCCACAATTTCTCATGGCCTGTGATAGTTTACGTTCCTTGTCATTGGACAGGTCAAATTCCTTGCGGTACTCATTAAACTTCACCGCATAGGACTGACCGTCTACCTGAACTATTACGGTATGCTGCGAGAAAGCGCGAGATACCCAAACCTCACGCTGATCCTTGGCCTCTGCGACCTTTGCATCAATCACTTTCCCGACAGACTTATCGCTCATGACTTAACCTTTTCTACCCTTATCGGGTGATTATCGGCTGTCCGGCACCACGGATGATACCCATGGTTTCCTGATGCTTGAGAATCAGGCTGAAGCTGCCAATGTAGGCATCTTCCCTGTACATAACCGACTTGTTGTCCTGAATGTTCTGAATCCACTGGAAGTCCAGCCCGTTGTAGTGAGCGCCTTCAATGTGCGCCATATCCAACAGGAAACCCCAGTCGCCCAGACCTTCGTTAGTGCCGAGACCATAACGGTCCAGCATGCAGTTCACTGTGTATCCACCGTCGGTCGTGATGGGATAAACCCTGGTCCCGAGTGACGGCTCAAAATACGGCTCAACCGCCTGCATTTTGGTATCCCGAACCATGCGC